GCGCCCGTGATAGAGAACAGGCGGACAGGGATGCTTGTGGACGGTCACGAGCGCGTCTGGCAGGCGTTGCAGAACGGCGACGCGCCGGTGCCCTACGTTGAGGTTGACCTTGACCCTGCTGAAGAAGCCTACGTGCTGGCGACGCTCGACCCTATCGGCGCTATGGCGCAGTCGAGCAAGGAGCAACTCGGCGCGCTGTTGGCCGAGGTGCAGAGCGGCGAGGCGGGCGTGCAGGCGATGCTGAGCGAGTTGGCGGAGAAGGCGGGGCTCTACCCCGAGGCGCCCAAGGAGGCGCCCGAGCCGCAAGTGGACCGCGCCGAGGAGCTGCGCGGTAAGTGGCAGACCGAGCGCGGGCAGTTATGGGAGATAGGGCGACACCGGCTGCTGTGCGGCGATAGCACCAACGCCGAGGACGTGGCAAGGCTGATGGGGGGAGAGAAGGCGGACTGTGTGTTCACGTCGCCGCCGTATGCCGTGGGCGTGGAGTACGGAGAATACAAGGACACCATCGACAACTTGCGGGCGATGCTGCCGACGTTGGCCGCTCAATGGATGCGAATGGTCGTGCCGGGCGGGTATGCCGTGGTGAACTTTGGCGACATCGTTTCAGCGCAGCGCATCGTTGGTACTGACGAGCCGTGCGAGTACCCGATGGCGCTGGAGTACTGGCCCGTTTTCCGTGCTGCCGGGTGGGTGCTGTGGTCTCGGCGGATCTGGTGCAAGCCCGGTGCTGGCACCAGCTCGATGCAGTGCATTTCGTCCAATCGGGCGGCGACCAATTGGGAGCACGTCTGGACGTGGAAGGCACCGGGCCCGTCGCTGTTCACCAAGCAGACCACGGGCGAGTACCCGTCACAGAATGGGTGGTTTGACTCCTCGCACGACAAGGGGCTGGAGTTCGGCCTGAAGGTACACGGTGCGGGGATGCCGCCGTTGCCCGCGTTGTTCAGTGTGTCGAACCATTCGCGCCCCGGGGCTGGTGTGTACGAGCCATTCACCGGAACCGGCACGACGATGGTCGCCGCAGAGCAACTGGGGCGGCGCTGTTACGGGATGGAGATTGAGCCGAAATACGTCGCCGTGACGCTTGAGCGCATGGCGGGCATGGGGCTAGAGCCGAGATTGGTGGACGATGGGCAAGCCGCGAATTCAAACTGAGCGCATCATCGAGTGCCTGCGCGAGACCAATGGCCTCGTGTCGCTGGCCGCTAAGCGCGTGCCGTGCTCGATCACGACCATCAACACGCGACGCAAAAAGGTGGCGGCGGTGCAGCGCGTGATAGATGAGTGTCGCGGCGAGCTGGTGGACTATGGCGAGCTGGCGCTGCGTGCTGCCGTGGTGCGTGGCGAGCCGTGGGCCGTGGGGCTGGTGCTCAAAACGCTGGGACGCGACAGGGGCTATGTCGAGCGCCAGGAGGTCACGGGCGCGGATGCCGGGCCGATCGTTGTCAGTTGGGATGATATAGCGCATGGCCCCGAGGACGAATGAGCGCACGCTCAACGCGAGGCCGCACGCAGGCCAGGCGCTGGTGCATGGCGACCCTGCGCGCTTCAAGGTGTTGGCGTGTGGTAGGCGCTGGGGGAAGACGCACTTGGGCGTGATCGAATGCCTGGACGTTGCGGCAAAAGGCGGGCGAGCGTGGTGGGTGGCGCCCACGTATCGCATGTCCGAGGTTGGCTGGCGGCCGATGAGGCAATTTGCACAGCGGTTGGGCGCAACGGTGCGCCTGAGCGATAGGCAGATCGACATGCCTGGCGGAGGCAGTGTCTCGGTGCGCTCGGCCGACAACCCAGACACGCTGCGTGGCGAGGGGCTGGACTACGTAGTGCTCGACGAATGCGCATTCATTGGCGAGCAGACCTGGATCGAGGCGCTGCGCCCAGCGCTGTCTGACCGGCTGGGGCGTGCCATGTTCATCAGCACGCCAAAAGGCCGCAACTGGTTCTGGCGCTACTGGCAGCTGGGGCAGGACACGGGCCAGCAGGAATGGCGCTCGTGGCGATTCCCAACCAGCGCCAATCCGTTCATCAAGGCCAGTGAGATCGAGGCGGCGAGGCAGTCGTTGCCCGAGCGCACATTCGCGCAGGAATACCTGGCCGAGTTCCTAGAAGATGGCGGCGGGGTGTTCCGCAAGGTATCGATGGCGGCGGTGCTCGAGCCACAAGCCGAACCTATCGACGGCCATCAGTACGTGATGGGCGTGGACTGGGGCAAAAGCAACGACTTTACCGTGCTGGCGTTGTGGGACGCCACCGAGCAGGAGCTGGCCTATTTGGATCGCTTCAACCAGATCGACTACGCCGTACAGCGCGCGCGCCTGGGCGCGCTGGCCGATAAGTTCAAGCCGAACATGATCTTGGCAGAAAGCAACAGCATTGGCGAGCCAATCATCGAGCAACTGCGACGCGACGGCCTACCCGTGCGCGGATTTACCACGACAAGTGCCAGCAAGGCGTTGATTATCGAGGCGCTGGCGCTGGCCTTCGAGAAGGAAAGCATCCGGATCATCGACGATCCCGTGCTGGTTGGCGAGCTACAGGCATACGAAAGCGTGCGTCTCCCTGGTGGCATGACGCGCTATGGCGCGCCCGAGGGTATGCACGATGACTGTGTGATGGCAGTGGCAATCGGCTGGCACGCTGTGGCAATCCCGCGCAGCGTGGAATACGGGCCAGTGATATGGCAGTAGGGGCGGGCATGAACGTTGTTGCACAACACCTAGCGGACGCTATGGCCATCGATGAGCTGGAGCGGCAATTGCGATTCAAGCGCGCTTGGCAGGCGTATCACGGCGACGCGCCAAAGCCGCTCAAGGTGCGCCAGGGCGATCCAGACGATAATGTGCAAGTAAACCTGGCGCGTGTGATTGTCGACAGGGCGGTTGCCTTCCTGTTTGGCAAGGACGTTGGCTTCGAGCTTGATGAGCAGCAGCGCACGCCGCCAGAAGAGTGGCTGGAGGCCTGCTGGGAGGCGAACGGGCGCGGGCTGACGCTGCAAAAGCTAGCGCTGAATGGGGCCGTTTGTGGCCACGCCTGGGTCAAGTTGGCGCTGGTGCCAAACCAAGTGTACCCGCGAGTGATCGTGCTCGACCCAGCGACGGTTAGCGTTGGGCTGTCCCCAGATGATATCGAGCAGGTGGCCTGGTATAAGATTCAGTACAACGCCAGTGACCCGCGCACTGGCGAGCCGCTGGTACGGCGCCAGTGGATCGAGCCAGACGGGGCCGGCTGGCGCATTGTTGACGAGGAGAGCCGCGGTGGTGGCGGCTGGCTTACATTGGCCGAAACGCGCTGGCAGTACGCATGGTCGCCAGTATTAGACTGCCAGAACCTGCCATTACCAAACGAGTTTTGGGGCATGGCAGACCTTGAAGACGACGTACTCGGCCTCAATGCCAGCATCGACTTTGTGCTGTCGAACCTGAAGCGCATCATTCGCTTCCATGCCCATCCCAAAACGTGGGCGCGCGGAGTATCTAAAGACCAGCTCGACATCAATGTCGACAGCGTGATCTTGCTCAACAACGATGCGGCAGAATTGCACAATTTGGAGATGCAGAGCGACCTTTCGAGCAGCATCACGCTGTATGACCGGCTGCGAGAGGCGCTACATGAGGTGAGCCAGGTGCCGGAGGTGGCTACGGGCAAGCTGGGCAATGTGGGGCAGCTGAGCGGGCTGGCGTTGCAGATTCTGTACCAGCCGTTGATCGAGAAGACCGAGGTCAAGCGGCGGTCGTATGGGGCGTTGCTGGTGGAGCTGAACCGGCGGCTGTTGGAGTTGGGCGGCTTTGGGCCTGATAACCGCACGGTGTTGCATTGGCCACAGATGCTGCCGGACGACCAGATGGCGACGCGGCAGACCGCGCTGTTGGATGAGCAGCTGGGCGTGAGCCGCGACACCCTGTTGCAGCAGCTGGGGTATGACGCTGATTTAGAGCGCGAGAAGCGCCGCACGAACGAGGCGCAGGCCGGTGCGCGGATGCTCGATGACATCGAGCACGGCGAGGCGGTGGACGACGAGGACGAGCAGGCATGACCAGACGCCTGCTCGTTTTTCTAGCCGATACCCATGGTGGACACAAGCTCAGTTTGATGAACCCGGATGTGTGGTTGTTGGAGGAAGCCGATGGCGAGCTACGGCCCTATCAACCGCAGCTGTCGGCCATGCAACGCTGGTTGTGGAGCTGCTATAAGGCTGACATCGCCGCGGTGGCCGAGCTGGCCGACGGCTGCCAGGTGGACGTGTGCCACGTCGGTGACGTGACGTGGGGCACGCGCTATCCGGCGGGGCTGGTGAGCAGCCGCCTGGCCGATCAGCCCATCATTGCCGCGGCTAACCTGCGCCCCTGGCTGGCGTTGCCGAACGTGGCCAGCCTGCGGCTGATCGTGGGCACAGACAACCACGAGCTAGGCGAGGCCACGGCGCCAGTGCTGGTGGCCAGAGAGCTGGCGAAGGATGCGCCAGGGCGCACCGTGGCGGTGTTGAGCCACCTGCTGGGCGACGTGGACGGGGTATCGGTGGACGCCGCGCACCATGGGCCACACCCAGGCACGCGCACCTGGCTCAAGGGCAATCAGCTCCGCTACTATGCGCGGTCGTTGATGGAGGGGGAGATCATCGCCGGACGCGAGCCGCCCGAGCTGGTGGTCAGGGCGCACTATCACGAGTATGCCCGCGAGACGGTGCGCATTCGTGGCGCGCGGGAGTATGTGACCGAGATCGTGGTGTTGCCCAGTTATGCAGGGTTGACACCCTATGTGCAGCAGGCGACGCGCAGCGCGGGAGAGATCGGCTGTGGGCTGGTGGTGGTCGAGATTGAGAATGGGCGGCTGCGAGAGATCTCGCCGCTGGTGCATACGAAGGACGTGAGAGCGAGGGTGAGCCTGTGAGCAGTTGGAACGACGTAACGCTAGACGAGCTGCTAGCTGAGATAGACGCCTATGCCAACGAAGAAGGGTTCAACGCCCAGGACGGCTGGTTCACGCTGGAAGAGATGGCTGAGCAGTATAACGTGAACCGTCACCGCATGGCGCGCATTGTGGCGAAGCTAGAGACTCACGGTCGCATCGAAAAGGCCAAGCGGGCTGCGCGCCGCATTGACGGGGTGCGGCATTGGCCAGTGGTGTATCGCCTGGTAAAGCCGCATGACGCTGCGGGGTGACGCCGACCGCTTTTACCGCGCACTGCTGGCCCGTGAGCGCGAGGCCTCGCGCGAGATGGCGCGAGCCTATGGCGTAGCCTGGCGGCGGGTGCGTCAGCGCCTCGATGCGCTGTTGGCGCAGATGACCGCGGCGCGCGAGGCCGGCCAGGATGTGTCCATCCCGTGGCTGTTCCAGCAGCAGCGGTTAGAGGCGTTGCAGCGACAGATCGAGGCGGAGATGCGCCGCTGGGCGAGCTACTCAGAGTCGCGCATTGAGGCGATGCAACGCGAGGCCGTAGAGGCTGCGCAGCGCACGGCCGAGCTCGAAACGATGACGGCCTTGGGCACGCCACCGCCCGGGGTGAGCATGGCACAGATCAAGCCCAGTTGGACACGCCTCAGCCGTGAGGCGATCAACGATCTGGTGGGGTTCACGAGCAGTGGCACGCCGCTACGACAGCTGCTGGACGAACTGGGGGCCAATGCCAGCGAACAGGTGCGGCGCGAGCTGATCAGTGGCATGGCGCTGGGCGAGAACCCGCGGCGCATTGCTCAGCGGGTGAAAGAGGCGTTTGGTGGCGACCTGGTACGGGCCGAGCGGGTGTGTCGCACGGAGACGATGCGGGCCTATCGCACAGCAGCGGTGCGCAGTTACGAGGCCAACAGCGACGTGGTCAAGGGCTGGATCTGGAACGCGGCCTGTGATGTGCGCACCTGTGTGGCCTGCTGGGCGATGCACGGCAGCGAGCACACGTTCGACGACGACACGCAGGATCACCCCAACGGCCGTTGCGCGCGGTCGCCATGGACGAAAAGCTGGGCCGAGCTGGGCTTTGAGGGTATGCCAGAAAAGCCGCCGATGAAGAGCGGTGAGGAGCGGTTCGCCGAGCTGACGGCGGAGGAGCAGGACAAGATTCTGGGCAAGGCGGGGGGTGCGGCGTATCGCGGCGGCGCGGCGAAGCTGAGCGACTTTGCCACCACGAAGACCAGCGCTGCCTGGGGCACGCACGTGCAGCGCAAGAGCCTCAAAGGGGCGTTGGGAGAGGAGAAAGCGAACGCGTGGGCAGCGGCGACGTCACCTGGATCTCGGAGCGAGACTATCGGAGGCGTGAGAGTCACT